CGCCGTTCCATTGTCCCCTTGCAGGTCGACGTTATCTTCGCGGAGCTGCTGCACCGTTGGGTACAGCTTGAGCTTGGATGCACGTTGCACCCTGACCCGCAGCCCGAGCAGGCGAACGCACTGTGGCGTGGGATTGAGAAGGCCCGACGCCAACGCAGCGGCGGCACGCTCGACCTGGACGCGTTCACCGCGTGGGCCATCGCTGCCGTGCCATGGCTTGAGCGCCAACTCTGGCCAGCGCCAGCGCAGCCGCGCCGAGCCTGGACTCCACCGCCCGCGCCCAGCGTGCCAGCCCCGACCGCTGCAGCGGCGGAGCTTGCACGCCGGATTGCGCGGAGCGGATGACTACGCGTTGAAGCCGCAGAGCTTCCAGCCATTCGCGCATGCCGCTTCGGTAATGGTCAGACCGTCGCGGCCATGGTCGGTAAGTACGACGTCGCCGATACGCGCACCGGCCAGGGCTGCAGTAAGCTTGTCGTAGCCATAGCCGGACGCGCTGCCGTAGTGCAAGGATTGCATCGCCCATTGGTTGCCGTAGTTGACGACCACGACCTGTACACGGCCAGACCTGCCCCAGAGGATGTAAGCCCGAGCCACTTCCCAGATGGCGCCATCACGCACCGTCAGGACAAACGCGGTGCGCGTGTTGTCGTGGTCCATCACGCGGCGCATCTGTGCAGTAAAGGTCGGGCGGGTCGAGAGCGTGTTCGGCGTGGCGTTCATTGTGTTTCCTGTCGGTTGGTGCAGCGCGGCATGCGCTGGCCCTTGCCCCGTATTCGAGTGACGCAAATGCGTCCAGGGCGACACGTGAAGATTTCTGCATAAAGGTTCAGAGCGCGCACGCTGTGCAGCTTTACAACTTTCTTCAGCTTTCTTTGTGTGTCGCCCTGGACGCATCTGCGCCACGATCATACGGAGGCAGAGCGCAGCGCATCGAGCGCGGCGCCAACCAGGAGACAGGCACATGATCACGGTCGACATGCACGACTTTCTACCGATGACCCGGCAAGACATTCTCAACCGACTGCAGTGCGAGCGTGCTGCGTGGGTAGCACAGCAGGATCGCGCCGAGCGTACCCGGCGTTCATGCACCGCACTTGTGACACACGGCTGGGTAATCGTGACTGAAGACATGGGTTGCGGCATTGACTTGCAGGGTCGCTCTGTAGCCGTCGAGCCGTACTTGCCCGGTCTGCTTGCGTGCACGCAAGCCCGCGCCGAGGCCATCGCCGCACACGCGGACGGGTTCAGCGCAGTGCGCGCGGACCAAGTGCCCGCCTTGCGCATCCAGGTGCTTGATACCTTGCTGCAGCTCTTCGCATAGCCATCCACACGACAGGAGACAGGCACATGAACGCACCCGCACCAGAGATGAGCCTCGATTGCATCTGCCCCGGCGACCTGATCACCACCAAGAAAGACCTTGACGCGATGACCGACGAGCAGGTGCTGGCTTTTTGCACCGCGCTCTTGCGCGCTGGCGTGCGCGTCTACGTCACGCGCGCTGGTGACTGGTGGGCCGAGTGGGCCGAGTGGGCCGAGTAGGCAGCACACCGGCAAGGGCGCCGCCGCAAGAGCGCCCAGCCCAACGGTCACGAACCCCAACGACAGGAGACAGACACATGAACGCACGCACTCTAAGCCATCGTGAAATCCAGTGGATGATCCACCACGCTGTCAACAAGGCGGCAAAAGAATGGGTCCGCCAGGGCGGACGCTACGCCATCACCGCTGCAGAGGTCGCCGAGATTGCCCACGAACACGACGCATACGCGGTCACGATCGCCGCGGTGCAAGAGGTCGCACGCGAACTGGGCGCCGAGGTAATCGCATGACAACGCGACAGCTCATCGTGCTGAACATCTACATCGGGATCATCGGCTCCGCCATCCTGGCCCTACGCTACGGCTTGCCCTGGCTATGGGCGCTCATGCAATAGCCGCCCGCCCCGCTTGCCCCGCTTGCCCCGCCTCACCGGCGGGGCTTTTGCTTTTGCGCTACGCAAGCACAGCTGCGCTACAGTGCGCAGCGACAGCGCAGCCCAGCAGAGCGCCACGCGCGCGCTACCGCAGCGAGCCACACAGCGGAGACAGGACATGCACAGCGACGCCGAAGAGGAATGGGAGAGGCTTTCACGCGAGATCAGCGCGGCACATAGGCAAGTCGTCGAGTTCATGGGCCGCACTGGTGGGAGGCCCTTCGACGCAGTGCGCGCGGGACTTTGCAACAACAGTTCAGTGACCCGATGGACACCCGAAACCTTGCACGCGCACGCGGAAGTCTGGCGTCGCGCCCACCCCAACCCAGCCAAAGCGGCGAGCAGGGCAGCGCGCGCCCTGGTGCGGCTGGTGCCTGCAGCGGTGCAGTACGTGGCGGATGTTCTGACCGGCGCAGAACCGCCCCAGGCGGTGCGGATGCAAGCCGCCCGGTTTGTCCTCGACCACGTAGAGCGGCAAGCCCAGGGCGCCACGGACGGCGCCACAGACACAGCCACGCCAGCGGTGGCCGAGCTTGCGCACCTGCTACGGGCAGCCCGATGACCCGCAGGTCGGCCCGGTCGACCAGCTACATGCCGCCCACCATCCCGACGCACATGCGCGGACAGGTCGGCGACCTGCTGGCAGACCGCGCGCGGTTCTGTCAGATGCTGCGCATAAAGAACAAGCAGTCCGGACAGTTCGAACCCTTCAACCCCAACCCCGCACAGCTTGCCTTGTGGGACTTGCTTGACCAGAGCAAGCGCGTGATTGTCATCAAGGCACGACAGCTTGGCGTGTCGACAGCCGTGCGAGCATGGCAGTTCCACCGCGCGTACACAGCGACCGACCCGCAGAACTTCGCGGTGCTGTCATTCCACGACAGGTCCGCCAAGAACCTTCGGCGCCTTGACCGGCGGTGGCTGGACGAGTTGCCCCGGCTGCTACAACGTCCGCTGCAGGTTGATAGCGTTACGGACAGCATCTTCGCCGATACGCTTGCGGGCGTGTCGAGCTTCACGACCGGCGGAAGGGGCGGCACGCGCAGCTTCGAGTTCAGCGGTGCGCACCTGTCCGAGTTCGCGTTCTACACCGACGCCGACGAGGTGCTTGCGCAGAGCTTGTCGACGGTAGGCGATGGCCCCTTGGTCATTGAGTCCACCGTCAACGCGCCCGGCGATGCGTTCCACCGCCTTATCGAAGGCGCTCCCGACAACGGATGGCAGGTCTTCACCTACTGGTGGCACCAGCACCAGCCCTACAGGGACGACGACATACCCGCCGGGCTGCAGTGGACCGACGAAGAGGAAGCGCTTGCAGAACGGCACGGGCTCGACGATGCACAGCTATGGTGGCGCCGCCAGCAGATTGCAACGCTTGGGCTTGCGAAGTTCCGCCGCGAGTACCCCGCGTGCATGGACGATGCGTTCCTATCGCGCGAGTCTACGTGGCTTGACCCCGCCGACCTGGACGCCATCGACCAGCGATGGTTCGACGGACCCGTGCGAGAGTTCGAGCCGCCCGACCATGGCGGCGCATACGTCATGGGTGTCGACGTTGGGGGCGGCAACGGTGGAGACTACAGCGCGCTGTGCGTGGTCGACCTTGCAACGCTGCAGCCTGCCTACATCGAGCGCAGCAACACGGTAGCCCCGCACGAATGGGCGGCCCGCGTGGCGACCGTTGGCCAGCGCTACGGCAACGCGCTGGTGCTGTGCGAAAGCAACAACCACGGGCATGTAGTGCTGCGCGAGCTTGACCGGCTGCGCTACCGCAAGTTGTGGAGCGACGCGAACGGCAAGCCATGGGTGACGACGGTCAAAAGCAAGCTGGACGCGTTCGAAACGCTACGCGAGCACATCCGCGGGCGGTTGATCTGGTGTCTTGACCAGAACACGCTGATGGAGCTTCGCGCACTCGAAGTCCGCAAGGTCACCCCTGAAGCGCCGGTCGGGCTACACGATGACTTGGCTATGGCTATGGCGCTGGCCTACCGATGCGTGCGAGCAGCGCCCGCAAGCCAGCGCCGCGAAGCGCAGCAGAGCACCATGGACGCGTTCATTCGTGAACGTCGCGTCGCCCGAATCCGCAGCAAGGCCCTACCCTGGAGAACCACCGCATGATCACGCCGAAGGTTGCCCGACAGCTTTATGACGCGCACTGCCGATATTGGGACGATCGACGCCCAGAGATGCGCCGTCTTCGCAACGCGTACCTGATGCGGTATTGGAAGCGCAACCCCGACTACGACGACAGCCTGTTGATCGAGACAAGCCGCGCCTATGAGTTGGTGGAGAGCTACGTGGCGTCGCTCTTCGTGCGAGACCCGTCCGTTGTGGTCAAGCCCGACATCCGGGGCAACGGCAACGCCGAGCTAACGCAGGAGATTGCGAACAACTGGCTTGTCTCGACGCGTCGCCAGATTGAAGACGGCATGCGGCTGGCGTTGATCTACCCGTGGGCTGCGCTCAAGCTGACAGCCAGCGATGCGCCCGACGTTTTGAACCGCGTGGACATGACGCCAATCTGCCCATGGGATGTGCTGGTGGATGACACCGCAAGCAGTTGGGCAACGCAGCGCTACATCGGCCACCGGTACTTCCTTCCCCTGGACGTTGCCAAGGCGAAGTACGGCAACAAGAAGTACAGCAAGCGCACGTTCAGCCGGTTCCTGGACAACCAAGACGACGACAACACGCCAGCCTACCGACGCGCGACCGACCCGGTAGAGCAGGTCACGGACGACTACATCTTGGTGGTGGAGTTCTACGACTTGGTGGCCGACAAGATGGTGGTGTGGTCGCCCGACTTCCTTGAGGGCAACAAGTTCCTATACGACGGCGTGGCGCTCTACATCGGCGCGACCGATGGCGACGACGAGAGCGAGCCAGAGCAGGAGAAGTTCGCGGACATTCCGTTCCGCACAAGCAGCGACCGGCCCATCGTGCCCATCGTGCCGATCTACATGAGCCGCGAACCGGACGAGCCTTTGCGCGGCTACAGCGCGTTGCGCCGCGTCTACGATCAGGTGGTCGAGGTCAACACCATCCGCACGTTCCAAGCGAACGGAGTCCGCAAGGCTGCACGGCAATGGATGGTCAAGAAGGGCGTGCTTGACCCTGAGGCAATGGCAAAGATTGCGCAGGGCCAAGACGGCGAGTTCATCGAGATTGAGACCAGCGAAGGGCAAGACATGCGCACGGCCATCGCGCCAGTGCCCCACAGCCCAACGCCACCAGAGCTTGAAGCCTACCTGCAGCAAGTTGATAGCGACTTCAGCCGCGGCAGTGTCATGGCGCCGTTCACGCGCGGGCAGGCGACCAAGGCCACGGCAACGGAGGTCACCGCGCTTGCTGCCTACAGCGCCAGCGAGATTGGGCGACAAGCCCGCGAGCGCGACGCAGCAATCGCGCAAGCTGCGCAGACCTACGTGGTCATGCTTGCAACGCTGATGGACAGCGGAGACATCATCGTGCGGCTGCAGGGCAAGGCTCAAGTTGTGCGGGCGGATGACCTGATCGCAGACTTCGCGTTCTACGCGCAGGACAGCGGCAGCACCCCGATGAGCGATAGCGTCAAGAAGCAAGAGCTTCAGGCCCTGGTGCCGTTGCTCACGCAGCTTGGTGTGCAGCCTGCCACCATCCTCAAGGCGCTGGTGCGCAGCTATGACCTGCCTGAAGACTTCCTGCCCAAAGATGTGCCAGCGACCGGCGCATCGGCGCAAGCGCCCGGCCTGCCTGCAGCGCCAGAGCAGGCGATGGCGAACATGCTGGCAGGACCATCGCCCGACAACATTGCCAGCATCTTGCCGCAGGGAGGCGTAGTCTGATGCCCATGTATGAGTATCGGTGCCGATCCGGTCACCACATCACGAAGCTGCGCAAGTATGAACAGCGGCTTGACCAGATTGTCTGCCAGTGCGGACAGCATGCGGCTGTGCTGGTGTCGGCACCAGCCAAGACCGCGTGGTCCTGGGGCGACACGCAATGGGACGGCTACCATGACCGCGGCTTGAACATGACGCTGCGCGACAAGAAGCACCGCGAACAAGTCATGCGTGCACGCAATCTGCGCGAAGTTGAAGAGGGCGAGGTCGAGCGCGAGATCAGCCGCGTGTCTGGAGAGAAGGACCAGCACGAGCGCAACATCGCGACTTTTCAGCGTGTGCTACAAGACACGGGCTCGACATCGATTGCGATGGCCGAGACCTTCCCCAACCCTGAAGTGTGAGGGCGCCATGAAAGACGACATGCAGATGATGGCCGACGAATATGACGATGCAGCCGGTGCGCTGCAGGATGAAGCCGACGCCATGCTTGAGGTGCCCAAGGGCAAGTTCAGCGCGGCTGCGCTCAACGGCTTGGTCAAAGCCTTCAACAAGGCGATGAAGGCTGGCGGCATGGAAGGCGACTACCCGACCTTCAGCAGCGACCAGACTGCGTTCCCTGTCGAGTTCGTGCGCGGGTTGGCCATGCTCAGCGATGCGGCGGCAGAGAGCGGTTCCAACATCGAGATCACGCTGAGCAACGTCACCAGCGACCGCGATGTCGCGCTGCTTGCCAGCAAGGTCGACGCGCTGGCCAACAGCCCTGAGTTCGCCCAGCTGATGAACGGCGAAGGCGGTGAAACCGAGGTCGAGGTCAAGGTTGAGACTTCGCCCGAAGACCTGATGATGGAGCGTGCCTGATGACTCAGATGACGACTGCACCCAACCTGTCAACCCAGGCAGGACCGGACACGGCAGCCGCACCGACCAACGCAACCGACGAGGTGGCAGCCGCCACCCCGGCGGATGCTGGCAAGCGGGGCGCCGAAGCCGGAAACAAGTACAAGGCAGAGGTCAACCGCTTGCTGGATGCGTATGAAGCCAAGCAAGCGCGACTGGCAAAGGAGGCAGCATCGGCCCCCGCACCAGAGCCCGAAGGGCTGCGCGAAGGTGAATCGTGGGATTCTGTGTACGCGTCACAGCCGCCCGACGTTCAGCGGGCGATGGCAGAGATGCGCAAGATGATGACCCGCAAGACACAGGAGCTTGCGCGCGAAAAGAAGAACCTGGAAGCACAACAGCAAGCGCTGGCCAACAGCGGTCTGCTGGACACGCTGGCGAAGCAAGCGGGAACGATGCCGCAGGACTTCGACCCCTTCAACCCTGAGCACATCCAGGCAGCGATCGAAGCCAAGGTTGCGCAGCGGCTGAAGGAAGTACTGGAGCCCATCAGCCAGCAGCAGCAGAAGCGCGAAGCTGTCACCCGGTATGAGAGCTTCAAGGCAGAGCATCCTGACCTGCTGGAGCCTGCCATCAAGTCCGAAGTCTTTGCAGCGCTGCAGGCTGACAAGAACCTGTCGCTGGATGCAGCGTACTGGATGGTCAAAGGCAAGATGCTCAGCAAGCAATCGGCAGAGCAGCAAGCCAAGGCCGAGATTCGCAAGCGAGCGATGCAGCGCGCGGCGGTCATCGGCGATCGTGGCTCGAAGCCAGGACGCGAAGTTGTGGCTCCGGACATTCGCGAAGGCAGCGCGTGGGAGATCTACCAACAGTTGAAGAAGGTCCGCGCGTGAGGTACGGTATCAACGCCTTGTCGCGAGCCCCGAATGGACACGCTTGAGGCAAGGCGTCGGCCCCGTTTCGCGGACACGCCTCCCTTCCCCTGACTTCAGCAAGAGAGTTCATCATGCCGACCACTACTGGTGTGCAGAACGACATTCTTGCAAGCACGCTGCGCATCTTGCGGGACAAGGAAGTTGACAACACCTTCCGCATCATCCCGCTTTTGGATGCCGTGCAGCGGCTTGGGAACGTCGAAGAGGTCGACGGCGGTTCGTACGTCGACAGCCCCGTCATCCTGACCGACCACTCCACCATCACCCAGCTGACCACCGGCTATGAAGCCGTGTCGCTTGCGGTGAAAGACCCGATGCGCACTGCTTCCTACAGCTGGTGCGATGCGACCGCCCCGGTCGTCATCACCCGCAAGGAAGAGTTGAGCAACAAGGGCGAGCGCGCCATCGTGCGCATCGCTGAAGCTCGGCTCAAGCAGACCATGGGCATGTTCAAGCGCGAAGTTGAGAAGCAGCTGATCGCTGGCTCTTCGACCATCTTGACCGATCTTCAGACTCTCAACGGTCTGGACGCGGCAACCGGCTGGTTCGAGGAGGTTGCGTTTGGCAGCCAAGCCAACACCGTGGGCGGCATTGCCAAGTCTGGCTTCCCGACCAGCTGGCAGAACCAGACCCGCAGCGGCAGCTTCGCCGCGAACGGCCTGAAGGTCATGCAGCAGTTGCTGATTGACTGCCAGCAGTTCGCGCCCGAAGGCGATGTCGACTTGATCTTGGCCAGCCCCATCAGCTATGGGCTGTACAAGGACGAGTTGCAGCAGCTTGAGCGCTACACCAGCGCCACCGAAGAGCGCAACATGGCCGGACGGCTTGCGTTGCAGTTCAACGGCGCGGCCATGTACATCGAGCCCAACCTTGGCTTCGTCGGTTCCGGCGGTGTGAACAAGGCTTCGATGTACTTCCTCAACTCCAAGCTGTTCAACGTCTACTTCGACCGCGACGCGAAGTTCGAGTTGGGCGACATGGAGAGCATCAGCGGCTATGCCGCCATGAGCGCGCAGATTGCGGTGCGGATGCAGATTTGCACCAGCAACCTGAGCGGTCACGGCTTCCTTGTCAACGCGGAGACCTGATCATGGCCACTGCTACCACCCTGCAAAGCCTCAATACCGACGCGGATTTTGGCAGCGTTAGCGCTGTCAACTCTTCCAACCGGCGGCAGATTGAGACCTTCATCGCGAAGGAAACGCTGCTGGTCGGCGACTGGGTTGCGTTTGACTACGCAGCCTCCGCTGACAGCGACGTTACCCTGGGCGTGTTCAAGGCCGACGCCAACAGCTCGCCCGTCCGCGTGCCGTTCGGTGTGGTACTGCGCTCCGCAGAGACTACTGGCACGCTGACCGCTGGTTCGCGTGTTGATGTGGTCATCAGCGGCGTGGCGTCCGCGCTGTGCAGCGACAACGCTGGTGCGGGCAACGCTATCGGCACGATGCTGGCCATCACCAACACTGCTGGTGTGGCCGACATTGCGCAAGCGGCGTCGACCCAGCCTGTGTGCGGCGTGCTGGCGCAGACCATCGGCGCTGGTGCTGGCACCGTTCTGCGCCGCGTTGTCGTGCTCAAGAACTTCTGATCCGCGCTGGCCTGTTCCCACAGGCTACACTAGGCCCTGTCCGCTTCGCGCGGGCAGGGCCTTTGCATAGGAGCCATCATGCCTGCTTCATCGCTCAAGGACTTGCGCGAGTTTGTAGCCAACATCCTTGACTACAGCCCGACCAACCCTGTCTACAGCAAGCAGGTAGACGCGCTACTCAACGAAGCTGACCGCAGCATCTGTCAAGAAAAGCCGTTCACCTTCATCAACAAGGTGGTCGACGTAAACGTCTACAAGGATGTGGCCTTCACCAGCCTTGGCTTCACCAACGCCACGCAGGTTGTGACTGGAGCGCCGGGCAGCTTCCTTGGCTGGATGGCAGGACAGGAGCTTGAGGTCACGCTGCCAGCAGGCGGCACGCTGACGTTCACCATCACCAACGTTGTCAGTGACACCAACCTGCGCATCGACACGGACTTCACCGAGCCAACGGGCAACTACGCAGCGACCGTCATCAACCGCTACATCGACCTGCCCGGCGATTGCACATCTGTCTTGGGCGTGGCGCGGCGCACGCAGGCACGGACGCCCAACGATCCTGGCTTGCTCGACAATCTGACGCGCTATGAAGACGAATGGTGGAACCTGCCCCTGGGCGAGATCAACCTGCCGATCTACTGGATCTGGTTCGATCCGTTTCATCTGCGCGGGCCACGCGTCAACTTTTCGCTGAGCACGGCTGTCGCTGTTGGGCGCGGTGTGCGCACGGTCGAGTTCTGCAGCACGCTGGTCTTTGCTGGTCGCGAAAGCGCCCCTGGTGAGATTGTGTCGCTGACAGCCAGCGATGTGCAGGACTTCGTGCTGACGCCGTTCGCGCAGACCACCAACAGCGGACTGTACAAGCGCTACTACTGGCGCGCGCCGACGTTCGGGTTCAACGCGTGGCGCTTGCTCGATGACCCGCTGACCCCTGGCGCGAAGATGGAGCTACTGCCAACCGACGTTGCAGCCCGCACCATCGCCTTGTCGGTCACAACGCTGACCACCAACGAAACGCTGTTCAACGATGGGCGCATGCGCAATCCTGACGGATTCACCCAGCGCATCCGGCTGTACCCGCGCCAGGACAAGGACTATGTGTTCCAAGTCAGGTACATGGTGCGTCATCTTCCGATGGCTGAAGACAACGATGTGTCGCTGATTCCGCCCGCACATCGCATGGTCATCGCCTACCGAGCGCTTGCAGATGTGCTCTTCAAGCATGACAATGCGCCACAAGCAGAGATTTACCGGCGCAAGTATGAGATCGAGCTGATGCAACTGGAGCGCAGATACTTGATCTCGACCAGCCGCCGCATCGTCAAGGGCAACTGGCTCAACAACATGGGCGCGAACGGCTTTGGTCGGTTCACGACGTTGGTGCATACATGAAAGGTCAGACCCTGCAGGTTCGCGTTGTCGGCGGCATGGAGCAGAGCCTGCCCCAACAGCCGGTCAACGCCAACCTGATTGACAACTGGACGGTCGAGCGCAGCACATTGGGCTTGAGTTCGCGTGTCGGCTATGAGAAGTACCGGCCCGATCCTGCCGATGGCTTCACCCCGTTCGGCGCGTTGGGCCGCATCGACAGCTTGTTCGTCATGCAGCAGAGTACGGGCGGTGCGCGCCAGAGCATCTTGTTCGAGAGCGGCGGCGTGCTGTACTTGTACTATGAGGTTGGCCAAGCCAACGTCATTCTCAATCTGCGCACGCGCATCACGCCAACAGCAACCGACACAGCATCGGTGTACGCGCAGTACGGGGACCGGGTCGTCATCACCAACGGCTACGACAGCCCCATCATTGTGCGGCCTTGGCCGTTGCCACGCGCAGCGGAGATCACCGCGGCACAGATTGCATCATTGTCGCGCGATCTCGGCTGGTATGGCCCGCCACCACAGCCCAACGCGCTGAAGGTCGCAACGATTGACGCAGGCGCCACCATGGCATCAGCTTCAGAGTACACAGGCGACAGTACAAGCAACTGGTACTCCGCTGCTGGCAAAGCCAGCGTGTTCCCCAACATCTTCGGCATGGGTGCAGAAGAGGCAGGCGCCGCGGATGAAAAGAACGTGTTTCAGTTCGCTGTCAGTTTCATCAGCGACACTGGCAGCGAAAGCCCGCGCAGTGCAACCGCAGATGCAAGCTGGACCATTGAAGCTGGGGACAACAGCGTGCGCTACGCGCCGACTTTGCGCATCCCCTTAGGTCCACCCGGTACTGTTGCGCGTCGCATCTACGGCACGCTCAATGGCGAGCGCGACTTGTTTTTCATCGCCGATGTGCGCAACAACGTCGAAGGGTTGTTTCATGCAGCACGGCGCGAGATCAGCTTCAGTGTTCCAGCGCTTGCGTTGACCGATAGCGTCACATTCCCTGCAGCCCGCGCCCGTTGTTGTGCCGTCTTCAAGAGCTGTCTTTGGCTTGATGGTGGCGCTGATGAAAGCATGCGCCTGTTCTTTTCGCTGCCAACATACATCGACCAGTTTGCAGCAGCCGACTTCATCGCTCTGGCCAGCAATGGTGGCGCGGTCACCGGCCTGTTTGCGCACTACAACAACCTGCTGGTATTCCGCGAAAACGGCATCGACATTGTGACCGGCAGCTATCCTAACTTCAGCGTTCAATCGCTGAGCGAGCAGATTGCTTGTCGATCGCCGCAGACCATCGACGCGGTGCCAGGGCAGGGCGTGTTCTTTCTGGCGCTCGATGGCATCTACAGCATCTCAGGCGGCCTTGATGGTGGCTCAACGGTGCAACTCAATGAGGTCGGTGCACCGATCGGCGCAGAGCTTGAACGCTTGACCAAGGAATGTGCAGGACGAGCAGTTGGCAAGTACAGCCCGACTGAGCGCGCCTACCACTGCTACTTCCCCGCGAATGGCGACGACCGGCCCAACCTGGGCGTTGTCTACCATGTGGAGAAGGAAGGCTGGTCGGTTCGCAGCGGCTTCCCTGTCGGCTGCATCGACAGGCTGTTCAACGGCACGCTGATCTTCGGTCATCACACTGGCAATCAAGCGGGCCAGAACGCACCAGCAGGCTTGTTCGTGCTCAGCAGCACGCGGGCCATGGGCGGCACGATTGTCAACGATGTGTACAAGCCGGGCGATCCGCCGGTGTCGATCTATGAATCAGCGTGGCATGACTTCGGCGATGCGCAGGTCAAGAAGCAAGTCCAGTACATCACCCTCTGGGTCATGACCACGGGCAGCGTTGCGCTTGTGGTCGATGACTTCAAGGACTTTGAGTATGAGCCCATCGGCACCAACGGCGTCTACCTTGCTCAGCCGCCCGACCAGAGCCCGCAGCCGGTCTATGGCACAGCGATCATCGGTACGGACGCATGGCAGGACACGCGGCTTGCACCCATTCGCATTGCGATTGCGCAGCGGTCCTGCAGTTGGTTCAAGTTCCGCTTGACCACAACGGATGATCTGGTGCTGGTGGGCTACGAGCTTGAGTACACAGCGCGCGGCACCAACGTCATCGCAGGACGGACCACATGAAGCAATGGACCCAGCACGATGCGCGCAACGCGCAGACCATTGAAGCAGGTCAGTTCAATGCGGAGCATCAAGCCTTCCGCAGCCAGATGACCGGACTGGACCGCGCGCAATATCCAGAGGGCTGCTTGGTCCCGGCGCAGATCAGCGCATCTGCGCTACACAAGTGCTGGGCGGTGTCGCCATGGGACACTGGCGTTACCGATGCCCAGGGCGAGCAGACGGTTCTGCGCGAATCATCTGCATCAACCTACGCTGAGCAGTTCCGTGCGATCAACTACAAGAACTTTGGCAGCGGCTGGATCACCGCATTTCAGACCACGTTGACGCCGTTCAAGGGCGGCAACCTGCTGGTCGAATGGTACGGCAACTGCGCGATTCAGGTTGCCTTCAACTGGTCTTTTCATTGCAGCTACGTTGGAGCACCCGGTCCTGAAGGTACACCCAATGACAAGTTCTTGGGCTTGCGCATCCTGTTCAACGGCGCAATCGTGGCCGAGCGCATCGGGCCAGCAAAAGCGATGGACTGCTACATGATCAGCGGATCGCAGCAGATGCCTTCAGGCCCTGTTGTGGTGACGTTGCAAGCAAAGCCTGGAGCGGCTGGTCCCGATGACCCCGTTGAAAACTTCGCAGCAACGTACAATCTGATGCAGTGCCACATGTTCGGCAACCGCATCTTCGCCATCGGGAGGTTCCGTTGAGCCGCATCGTCCGAGGTCCCGTTGATGCTGGACAAGTTGTTGATGCGACTACGCTAAACAACACATACAACGACTACAGCCAACCCAACGGGCTGGATGCAAACAATACCAGGGATCAAGCGTTTGATCTGCCACATTTTACCAACGTGCCGATTGTAAAGAACACTGCAACCGCATTGCTCGGCGATGCCGGTATGCTGCACATCGGCCCATTTCGGCACTACATCTCGAACGCTGCTGGTGTTGCTGTCTTCCCTGTCACAGACGTTGCGCTGAATCCGACATTTATGAACCTGAGCGCAACGCCATGGTCTGCGGCAGCTGGGGATGTCATCCGCATCTGGTGGAACTATTCGGTCAACTCGGTGTACCCCGCACTGCAGTTCAACACAGCGGGTGCGCTTGGCCGCTATGCCGTTGCAGGGTTGGTGCCGCCACCGGCAAGCTTCACCATCACGGACGGGCTGCACTGTTGGTTGGCCTATCTTGAATGGGATGTCACCAGCGCAGCACTGGTAAACTGGGTTCCGTTGCCAGGACAGATGAGCCCAACGCTTGCGGTCAAGGGCACAGCCTACAACGGATTCGAGGTCAGCAAGCTCAACGCGGCTACTGTGATTTCGCCATGGCAGGTGTCGAGCTTGGGCGATGCACGCGACGGCAAAATATCAGCAACGCTCAACGCATATGAGCACGGATGGTTCGCACCGTACGGCATGTACTGTCGAGAGCTTCCGCAAGCCATCACGATTTACGGCATCCGACTGGTCATCACCGGAGTCCTGCATCCAGCGCACAACACAGCAGGTTCGCAATCCAACCTGCTGGTCTACGACTACGCCATGGCGGATGCAGGCTTTTACTTGCAAGGCCGAAGCGGGCGTATTTCAGCGGTTCACATGCGAGGTTCTTGATGGCTTACACGCCCCCCAACGTCTTTGCCAACGGCAACGAGTTCACCGCTGGCGATGTCAAAGAGAACGATGATGCGCTGCGCATCTACTTGCACGAAGGCGTTGTCGCTGGCGATCTGCTCAATAGCTCCGCGTGGGTGCAGACCCGACACGTTCAAGCGCCAGTGCTTGACGCCATCACCGGAGTTCAGCATGGTGTGACCGGCTACCAGGGCAGCCAATGGGATGGCGGTGCACTGGTCCGCTGTCAGTTCGGCAGCGCGTTTCTGACTGGCAAGCGCTACGGCAACACGGCTGATTCGTCGTTTGAGGTTGTTCCGCAGACGACGTTCGGTGTTGATCTGCGCAGAACGGCGACGGTCATCTTCCACTGGTGGATGGAATCGCTCAACGGTCCCGATGATGGGCCGCGTTCGCTTGGTGCCAACGCGTACATGTGGGTGACCGAGTACACAACGACTGATGGTACTGGCGTCGGAATCAAGAACGTAGTGCAGAGCTATGCTGAAGAGGCTCAGAACGCGCAGACATTCCAGGCCAACAATCCCCCTGGTGGCCCAGCCGTTCCGTATTCGATCCGCGGTTATGGCAACATGAGCGGCGTCAAGGTCTTCACCGCGACCAACAAGCTGGCGGTCGGGCTTGCGCATCTCAGCACCATCGACCGTAGCGCAATCATCAACTGGGGCGTCAGTCTCGAAGTTTACTACTTGTGAGGTGAAGCATGGCTCTGCCACTTTTGGCTCTGCCGATCGCGATGGGTGTAGCATCTGCAGGTGGTGCGATTGCGCAATCGGCGGCAGCCCGCAAGCAAGCTGAAGCCTTGATGCCCGACGCGTACAAGCGACGGCTCGGTCGACTGCAGCAGCGCGAAGCTGAAGGCGAGCTTGGGTTGACGGAAGGGCAGCGGGCCTTGATGGAGAGCACAGGCGCAGCGCAGCGCGCTGGTGCCATGGCCGACCTGCAAGCCCGGCAGTTGCAGCAAGCGCAAGCCAACAGCGCCTACACTGGACGCGACTTGTTCCTGCAGGACTTGGCCCAGCAAGACGCACAGCGCCGCGCGTTCACTGAGCAACAGCGCGTCATTGCACAAGCCGACCAAGAGGCGTTGGCCCGCAATGAACAACAGCTTTTGGAGCTTCAGCAGCGCCAAGCAGATGCGGAAGCGGCGCGCAAGATGGCCAATCGCCAGCTTGTCGGCGACTTGTTTGGTGCTGCGGCTTCGACTGCTGGCAGCATCTACGGCGCTCAGCAGATGCAGACTGGCTACAATCAGATGATGAACGCTGCAGCCGGTAGCCAGCAGATGCGCGATGCACAAGCGCAGATGTTCCAAGCGCAGATGGCGATGCAGATGGCTGGTGCGTTCGGCGCTGGCCGCGGAGGTCGTTGACCATGCCTTTGCCCCCGTCAGCCATTCCTGCCTACCAGCCGCGGTCGTTCCTTGGTCCCAATCAAACGGCGACTACGCGCGCGTTGGAGTTGTACTTCCGCTACCATCCGGCTGTGTTCAAGGCCAAGACGTTCGAGTTGTTGCAGCAGGATGAAGCCTTCCAAGCAGCAGCGGACGCAGAGAAGCGCAAGCTAATCAGCCAAGAGCTAAGCCAGATTGACGGCTTGCTTGCACGCTACAGGTCAACCGGCGCAGGACCGAGCGGAATCGGTGCCGGTGCTGGTCGACGCATGGCTGGTGGAGCGGGCGGTGCGGGCGGTGCGGGCGGTGCTGATGGCGATGTGCTCGACTTCATCGAGGGCATGACCGGCAATGAGGTCAAGCGTGCCGAGATTGCTGCAGAAGCAGGATGGCGCGCACTTCGCGACTACGACAAGCTGGTCGAGGTGCCGCGACCCTACGCGCAGTTTGCTGCTGAGTTCTTGGGCACCCTGGATCGTGGCGGCACAATCGGACGCATGGCTCCAGCGCAGCTTGCGCAAGACATGGAGCTTGCGTTCCTTGATGCGCAGCAACGATTCGGAGCGAGCGCGACTTCAGAAGACCCGTTGACCCGGCAGGTGGCAGCGACCGATCTGTACTACGCATTGCGGCGACGCCGACCAGACTTGTTGCCTGCGGTGGGTGAAGGCAAGCAGTTGACGCGCGAAGCGCTCGAAGTCATCAGCGCCATCGACCGGATGTACAGCACCAACAACTTCATTGCCAAGAGCTTTCAATCGGGTCGCGAGCCTCAGGTTGCGCTTGATGCCGAGAAGGAGATTGCCGCGGCAACTCTGCTTGGCAAGACCACACCCGGTCCCAACTTTTTTGAGAAGCGCGCGCGTCAGATTGTCGACGCGTTGCCAGCCGATCAACGCGACACGCCAGAAGAGATTGCTGCAGCGGAGCGCACCGCGTTGCAACAGGTTCGTGCTGAGCTTGGCATCGGTGAACCGCTGAGCGACGAAGAAGCGCTGATGCTGTCGCGCTACACGCAAGCTTTGGCTGATGATGGTCGGGCGACGCGTGAAGAGCTTGGTGCCGACTATGACGCAGCCAAGGCAGCGTTCGAGAAGGGGCGTCGCGCTGAGCGCTTGCCCCGCGGCGCTGATGTGTACTACGACGACACGTACCTGAATCTGTTGCAGCGCCGTGCTGGTCTGCTTTCACAGCAGGTGCCAGAGCGCGAAGGCACGCCCACAACCCGCGCAGCGCGGCGAATGGGCGGTCTGCCAGAGGTTCCACGCGAAGCCTATGAAGCTGCAGCGGCTGTCAGCCCGATTGCGGCAGAAGCGCTGCCCTACGCCATGAAGCGCTTTACCGATGCTGGCGGCCAGATTGCGCCGCAGAGCACCGTTGAGACCAAGGCCGACTTGATCATCAAGGCCGACCCGACCAAGCGCCCAGCGTTCCCTGACTTTGTGGCTGCCGTCAACAAGATGTACCCCGACGATGTGGACGCGCGCCGCGAAGCGTTTGCCTACTACGGCGCGTACTTCAACGGTCGCGACCTGCAGACGCAGACCACCGATGCGAACGTGCTGCAGGGTAGACCACCAGCGCCTACGCCAACACCTACGCCAGCGCCGTTGCCTGCACCTATGGCGATGCCTGTGACGTTGCCGCCTACACCAGATGCTGCAGGCGATGCAGCACGGCAACAGCAGATGGCATTGTTGGTCGCAGCCCAGCGACAGCTTGCAGAACCGCCAATGCCAGCGTTGAGGCCAACGCCATCACCGCCACCAGACTTGTCAATGGGCGACTTGAGCTTCAGCGGTTCTGTGTTGCCGCCGACCTTGACTGAGGAAGAGCAACTGATGCTGGAGCGGACACGATGAACCGCGAACACTACCTGAAGCTTGCCGACAGGTATGAAGCGCTTGGTCGATCTGCAGACGCAGCGGAGCTACGCGCCAAGGCTGCCGCCCTGCCCAGCGCTACAGCGCCTACAGCCGCGCCCAGCGTGGCACTCATGCCTGCAGCCGCGCGCAGACCTGCACGCGCTCCAGCGCCCGCTGAGCAGCCTGTAGAGTTCATCCCTGAGGCACAGCAGGATGAAGCCGCGGCGGAATACCAAGCCCGGCTTGAAGCCGATGTGCGGGCAGGGCGAGCGCCAGCCAGCCAGCTCAACGAGTACCTTGGCTACACGTTGACGGACGAGCAGCTTGCCGACCTGCAAGCCCCTGGCATGCCGGTCGAGCCTGCAAAACCACGCGTGCGCATTGTTGTGCCGTTCGGCAGCGACATGGTGCCAAGCGCTGCTGATGCAAATCTGCAAGCTGGGGAGCCGTTGTACGGTCGGCCCGTCGATGAACCGCAGATGGCTGGCGAGCTACGCCAACAGCTTGACCAGATGGAAAGCGACCTGATTCGCCAGTACATCGCGTATGGCTACACCGTTGAAGGCGCAAAGGAAGCGGCACGCAAGGCATCCGTTGATGTGCTTGCGCGTAGGGTTGGGCCAGAGGGCGACCCAACCACGCGTGGCGAAGGTGGTATCGGCTCGATGCTGCCCATCCCGCCGTTCTTTCGCGAATCGCGCATCGACTTCCGCACCGACCCGTCCACGTATGTAGAGCCCAGCGGGCAGCGGCGCCCTGCAACGCCAGCAGAGCAGGTCATCGAGACCTTTGCCCGGCAGCAGATCATCAGTCCTGACATTGCAGCGAAGGCGCGGCAGACGCGCGCACTTCAGCGCGAGCTTGCGTTCCAAGACATTCCAGGTTCGCTGCTGTACACCGACGAATACGCTGCTGATGTGCGCCAGCAGATTGCTGAAGAGACCGATCCGTACCTGCGCAACGTCTTGTCGACCGTCGACCCTGGCACGGGTGTTGGCATCGAGACCCCGTTGGGCGCAGCGATCCGTCAGACTGGACTGATCAGCACGATGGTAAACGAAGCGGTGCTTGGATTGCCGTTGTTCTATGATGTCGACGATGAAGGCAACGCGACGAATCCAGACCAGTTCGCGTTCAAGGTCAACGACTTTGTGACCAGCGCATTGCAGCGCATGGGCATGAGCGCGGCTGATGCAAAGGATGTGACATCCGGCATTATCGGTGGAACAGCGGTGCCGACTGGCATCCCCATGCCGTTCCAGGGCATCAACCGCAAAGGCTTGTCGATGATCGACCCGACCGGCATGCGCGGAGCCAGCGAGACCGAGACCTACTTGGGCGACGTTGTGACCAGCCTTGCCAAAGGCCGGTTCTTGGGCGACGAGTTGTACAGCATCCCCGCCTACACAGAAGAGCTTGCGAGCGGTGCGTTCAACACGCTGGACCAGGGAACCGGCGAACGGCTCAAGGACATAGACGAAAGCTTGATCGGGCAATCTGCGCTGTACGCACCACTGGTGCTGGGCGCTGGTGCCGAAATGATCTACGGCATCGGGCCTATCTCTGCGCTTGGCAAGGTTGCGCGGACTACGGGAACCGCCGCAAGAGCGGCTGCTGTTGGTGGCGCAGCGCGTGCTGCTGGTGCAGCCGCACAAGCGGTGCAGGCTGGCGAAACAGTCAAAGCGGCGCAGCTATTGCGGGCAGCGGAGGCGCTGAAAACCGGCGCACGCGCTGCCGACTTCGTGGCCAATCCGGTCGAGTACAGCAAAAAGGTGCGACTCATTCGAGCAGGGCAAGACTTGCTCGATGAAGGCGATGTCGAGAAGCCAGTGCTTGACGTTCTGATGGACCGATCCGAGATCAAGACTGTGCTGGCCGATGCTGTGGCCAAGGACACGCTGAGCCCGTACTTGATCGCGCGGCAGATCATCAACGACCCCAACGCAACGGTCGGCGACTTGCGCGCCATGGCTGGCGATTCGTCTGCAGGTCGCGAGTTCTTGCGAACCCTGGGCGTCGCCGACACGATGGCCGACACTGTGCCATGGGGCACGGGGCGGTTGGACAACGATGCTCTGCAAGATGCACTGCTGAGCTTCAAGGCATCAGTGTACCGTCCAGCCATCGAGACAGTGCTGCGCAACGCAGACTTGGA